ATTATCCGACAGTCTTTCTAATTTGCGGATTGTTCACTCAGGTCAAACTGAATGGGTTTCGTCAATGAATAATTGCGCTGCCAAATATTCGGACGCAGGCTGGAGAATTATCCGCAGAAAATCAGCCGGAGACGTCTGCGCCGCAATCTCAACCGCAATGGTTGTTCACATGTTGAGCAAACCTATCTCAGTTCCTAAGATTTTTGTCTAACCGTTGTGATATACTTCACCAATGGGATTTTTTCGTAACTTAATCGGATTAGAACCAAAACCACAAATTTCGGCTCAACTAGCCCCACCAGTTGTTGCTGACCCTTTTAATTTTTATTCTCAGTTTACTCCGTTCCAATCGGTAGGACGTGAGGAAGCAATCTCCGTTCCCGCAGTTATGCGCTGCCGCAACTTAATAGCCACAACAATCGGCACAATGGAACTTAAAACTTATTCCAAGGCAACAAAAGAGGAATTACCTAATTTACCTTGGGTTAATCAATTATCTAAGTCAGCACCTAACTCAATTATCCTTACCGCATTAATTGACGCATTAATTTTCTACGGCACCGGTTATCTTGAAGTAGTTGAGGTTTATCAGGATGACAACAGACCAGCCCGTTTTGATTTCGTTAACAATACTAGAGTTCAAGTTCAATTAAATAAAAATAACACATTCGTAGATTTTTATACAGTCGATGGACGTGAAAGACCAATGTCAGGAGTTGGCTCACTCGTCACATTCCAATCACCTATTGATGGAATCTTACACGCCGGCGCAAGAATTTTACGTGCAGCAATAGATTTAGAAAAAGCAGCAGCAAACGCCGCTTCAGTTCCAACCCCAGCCGGAATTTTGAAAAATAATGGCGCAGATTTAGGTGAAAAAGAAGTTGCAGGTTTATTAGCCGCTTGGCGTCGTAGTCGTGCAGAAAGATCAACCGCTTATTTAACTTCAAGCCTTGAATACCAACCAACTGCGTTTTCACCTAAAGACATGACCTACAACGACTCGCTTCAGTACATGGCTACGCAGGTTGCGAGATTAATGAACGTTCCGGCTTACTACATTTCAGCCGACATGAACAACAGTCTTACCTACTCCAACGTTCAAGACGAAAGACGTCAATTCGTTGCGCTATCTTTGCAACCTTACGTAAGTGCCGTCGAAAATCGTTTTAGTATGGACGATCTGACAAGCCAAACACAATTTGTAGCGTTTGACATGGACTCCGGATTTTTAAGAGCCAATCCTTTAGAGCGTTTGAATGTAATCGAAAAAATGCTTCAATTGAATTTAATTTCAGTTGAGGAAGCGAGAGAAATGGAAGAACTAAGCCCAAATGGAAATAATTAATTTTAGTGCAGATTTAGAGGCTTCAGAGTCTCGTCGTATTATTGCTGGAAAAATTGTGCCGTATGAGAACGAAATCGGCAACACCTCAGTTGGCAAAGTAATCTTTGAAAAAGGTTCTATTCAAATTGATGAACCTAGTAAAGTAAAACTTTTGCTTGAGCATGACCCTAAATCTCCAATTGGGCGCATGAAAAAGGTAGATGAGGATGACTCAGGAATTTACGCTGAGTTTAAGGTCAGTAATACCACTAGAGGTACTGATAGCCTCATCGAGGCAAGCGAAAACCTACGTTCCGGCTTGAGTGTCGGAGTGGAAGTTATCAAAGGAAAAAACAGTAACGGAATTTATAGAGTTAGTGCTGCGAAACTTATGGAAGTCAGTCTGGTACAGGCTGCCGCTTTCCAAAGTGCCGCAGTCACTTCAGTCGCTGCGTCAAACGCAGAGGCAGAATCAACCGAAACCAAAACAGAAAATGAGGCAATTGTGGAAAACACAACTGAAACAACTGTTGCGACTGAGGTAGTAGAGACCCCTGCGGTTGAAGCCTCTCGTCCAACAGTATCAGCACCAATTTATACAAAGCCAAGAATTGAGTTCTCAAAAGAGAAGTTTCTTGAGAATACACTTCGTGCGCAACACTTAAACGATGAGGATGCACGTCAATACCTTCGTGCAGCAGCAGATACAACTGACAACGCAGGTTTAATTCCTACACGTCAATTAACTGAGGTTATTAATCCTCTTTCAAATGCAGATCGTCCGTTTATTGATTCGATCAGTTCAGCAGCACTTCCAGACGCCGGAATGACTTTTGAAATTCCAAAACTTACTCAAGTACCATCTGTTGCATTAACAGCAGAAGGCGCAGCACCATCTGAGCAAGATCAAAATATTTCCTTCTTGAGCGTAAATGTTGGTAAGTATGCGGGCAGCCAGAAATTTTCCGTAGAATTATTGGACAGATCTAGCCCTGCGTTCTTTTCAGAGTTAGTGCGTCAAATGGAATTCGCTTACGCTAAAGCAACAGATACAGCAGTAGGCAGCGCAATTATTACAAACGGAACAGATGGCGGAAACCGCACAATGTCCGCAGCAAACATTCAAGACTTCATTTCAGACGCAGCAGTTTCAATTTATTCTGGAACTCTTGGTTTTGCTGAAAACATCGTTGTATCTCCAGAACAATGGGGCGCATTAATGGGATTAGTTGATGGTTCAAATCGTGCAGTATTTGTACAAACTATCAATCCTCAGAACGCTTCAGGTAATCTAACACCAACTAACGTTCGTGGAAACATTGGTGGATTAAATCTACGTGTTTCACGTGCGCTATCTGGAACAGGCGATAATTCAATTATCGTGCTAAATCCATCATCTTACACATGGTACGAATCAACAAAGTATCGCTTGGAATCTAATTTGATTTCAACTGGACAAATTGAAGTTTCTTACTATGGCTACGGCGCAATTGCTACTAAAGTTGCTGCCGGTGCTTACAAATGGATGGTTGCATAAACTTTCCTTACTAGGAATAACCTGTAAAGGGGCATTGGAAGCCTTTGCCCCTTTACTTTAAGAAAGGACAATACTTTGCCGGCTACCTACGTTACCAAGGCAGAACTTCGTGTTTTATTGGGAATTGGAAGTTTATATTCTGATTCAGTAGTTGAGGAGTGCTGTCAGGCTGCCGAAAATATTGTCAAAGGCTATTTGTGGTTTAATGATTACAACGTAATTGCGAGAGAGTGTACAACAACTTTAGCGACTCTTTATACAGATCAAAAACATAACATTCAACTAGGCGAAACTGTAACGGTTGAGAATGTAGCGGCGCACTATAACGGTGGAAACAAAACAGTTACAGCGATAACAGAGTATTCAATTTCATACGCAATATCACACGTTTCCGCAGAAACTAAAAGAGTTGTAAGACCATACGGAACAATATCAGCGGCTACTAATGTCGACTATGCAACTATTTCCGAAATTCGTCAAGGTGCTGCCATGATTGCAGTTGACATTTGGCAGAGCAGACAACAAACTGCGTCCGGTGGAATTTCACCCGACTTCCAACCATCACCCTATAAAATGGGAAATACATTACTCGCAAGAATCAGAGGTTTGGTAGCGAATCACCTTTCTCCTAACGGTTTGGTTGGATAATGACAGTTGCCGTTACAACTCTCAGAACAACCCTTGCGACGGCGTTGGAGAACGCTGGGGTTTGGCAGGTGTTTTCTTACCCACCTGCCTCACCCATCGCAAATTCAGTAATTGTCCAACCAGACGAGCCTTATATTGAACCAAGCAACAACATTTACTCAAGTGTTGCGCCAAAAGTAAATTTTAGAATAGTAATGATCGTTCCAATGCTAGATAATCAAGGAAACTTAATTGGCATTGAGGATATGGTTGTAGGCGTGTTCAATAAACTAGCCGCCTCAACAACCTTGAAAATAAGTGTTGGCAATATATCGGCACCGACAGTACTTTCAAACGCTGCCGGCGAAATGTTAACAAGTGATATGTCCGTCTCAATCATGACAAGTTGGAGTTAAAAAATGAGTGATTTTATAGATGTTCCTTCCGAGGACAAGGCTTGGCTTGAAAAAGTCGGGCAAGTAGCAAAAACAGATAAGCCAAAACCAGTCTCAAAGAAAGATGAGGAATAACCAATGGCTGTATTTCTAAATAATAAGGTCGGCGTAAAGGTTAATTCCGTCGATCTTTCAGATCATGTGACTAGCGTCACACTTAACCGTTCGTTTAATGAATTATCGGTGACAGCCATGGGCGATACCGGTGAAAAATTTGTCAAAGGCTTGGAGACTTCAAGCGTGGCAATTTCCTTCCTGAATGACACCGCTTCAGCCAACGTTCTTGCAACATTGCAAGCCGCTTGGGGAACTTCAGTTACTGTAGTTTTATTACAGGAAAAAGGAACCGCAGTTTCAGCAACTAACCCACTTTATACAATGACTTGCCTTATCAATAACACTACCGACATTAACGGCGGAGTTGGCGATCTTGGTACTCAGGATGTAACATGGACTGTAAACGGTGCAGTAGCCGTTGCAACAACAGGTACATTCTAAGGAGTAGTAATGATTAAATTGAGAGTGACTAAGGCTTCAGGGGAAGTATCTGAATTTGATATAACCCCTGCACTCGAATATGCGTTTGAACAGAATTTTAAGACTGGCTTTCATAAGCGTTTTAGAGATGAGGAACGCCAGTCAGACGTCTATTGGCTTTCATGGGAAGCCGAAAGACATGCAGGGAATACAGTTCCACCATTCGGGGAAAAGTATCTATTGACTCTATCCAAGGTAGAGATTATGGACGCTGATTCCCCAAATGGGTAACGAGGTATGACTTTACTTATCTAATTGCTTTATTGGCAGTTAGGACTGGCATACCTCATTCAGAGTATTTGAAAATGGATAGATCGCTACTTTTAGCAACTATGAACGTGTTAAAAGAGGACTCAAAAAGGATGGAAAATGCCAGTAGAGGTAAAGGGGCTCGTTGAGGTTCAAAAAGCCTTAAAGAAGTTTGCACCTGATCTCTATAAGGAAATGAACAAGGAAATTCGTAGCGCAATGCGTGTAGTCATTGCAGACGCAAAAAGACAAGTTCCAAATCAATTGCAAGACCTAAGCGGTTGGCAAGACGAAGGCAAAACAGTTGTTTCAAGAACTGCCGGAAAAAGTCGTGGATTTCCTAAATACAATCCTAATGTTATTAAAAAAGGTTTGACTAGTTCAGTAGGTCGCTCAAGGAGAAACAGGGCTGGATTTGTTAACTCTTACAAACTATTAAACAGGTCAGCCGCCGGCGCAATCTATGAAACCGCAGGACGTAAAAACCCTAATGGTCGTGCGCCAATGCAAAGTTTGTACGCTAGTAATTTCGTTCAAGGCGACGAAGGCACCTATAAGTCAGGTGGCAAAATTTTAAGACGTTCCACTAGGAATTACAATAGTAATAATCCTTTTGCCGGATACCAATTCGTTCAAGCCGTAAACGCTGAAGCCAAACTGGAAAGTA